CACCGACACGCAGGCTCTGGCCAGCGCCCTCGATGCCAAGTTCCTCCTCGGCAAGCCCGACGAGGTCAAGCAGGCGGTCGCACTGGCCGACAAGCACCACATCAGCCTGCCCTCGTACGTGAAGGCCACCGAGGCGCTCGGTGAGGTGAAGCAGGCGTACGTGCCGACCCCCGAGCAGCCGCAGCACGTGCAGAATGCCATCGCCATCGCCAACGGCCAGAAGGGTTGGCAGACCGAGAAGGTCAAGCTGTCCGCCTACGAACAGCTCTCCGAGGACGAGTTCAAGAGTCTCGACCCGAACACCCAGACGTTGATCATTAACGGTCTGAAGGCGGGTCAGGTCAAGTTCAAGGACCCGAAGAAGGTGGCCGCCAGCCAGGCGCTGGTCTCCAAGTTCGAGAAGGCCCAGGGCGGCGGCGCGGGCGCAGGCGGCTCGTCGCACACCACCAGCCCGGCCTCGGTCGCCTGGGCGCAGCCAGTCACTCCTGGCAAGGTGCACACCCCCGCCTCGGCCGAGAAGGCCGCCGAGTCCGTCATGCAACTCAACGACCTGCTCGGCGTCGACAGCTCCCCCGTCTCGGCCGAGACGATGAAGGCCGCGCTCACCAACGTCTTTCTCAACGCGGGGCCGAACGACATCGACGCCCTGGCCAAGGGCACGGCCGACACCCTGACCGGGAAGGTCATCGACGAGGGCGCACTGGATGAGGGTGCTGGGATGTCGCTGGCCCACGCCCTGCGGTCCGAGATCGCCGAGAAGTGGAAGGACGAGGGCGCCAGCACCCCCGTGCTCGACGCGGTCAAGAACTACCTCATGGTCGCCGAGGCCGATGGTCCAGGCAGCGGCACGGTCCAGGACGCCGCGTTGGGCGACCTGGCCAAGGCGATGGACGAGCACGACAAGAGCCTGGCCAAGCAGGGGTTCAACGCGGGTCCGGCCGGGCTGTACAAGAAGCTCCAGGGCCAGACCTTCGACCCGAGCAAGGCCGACAGCTGGCCAGAGCCGTCCTTCGACAATCCGGGCGACGTCGGCTGGGGCGCGCAGATCCTGTCCTCGATGCAGACCGATGCACTGGTCGGCCCCAATGGCCTCGGCCTGACCAAGAGCTTGCACAAGGACTTCTACAGCGACCCGAGCTACTTCCCGCTCAAGCAGGCCCTGACCAAGACCTATGAGGACGCGCTGAACAGCGGGCAGGAGTACCCGGGCGACTGGCACGGCAAGGTCAACGAGATCGTCTACAAGATCAACCAGAAGGCCAAGTTTGTCGGCAAGGCCAACGGCTGGAAGTCCAACTCGATCGCCATGGCCACCTGGAAGACCCAGGAGTTCTGGAAGCAGGTGGCCAACGAGCTGGCCACCCACTCGGGCGGCGGCACCAGTCACAACCCGGTCAAGCCAGACATCAGCCTGAGTGGGCCCGACGTTCTCACCACGGAGCAGAAGGGCGTTCTGGTCGGCGCGTTCAAGTCGATGCCGCAGGGCTTCCTGCTCGCCGACCCGCCAGAGAAGTCCTTCGACTCGCTGCTGGCGCTCACCGCCGTGTTCTCGGGCAAGAGCGGCTTCCCGGAGCTGTCGCTCGGGCAGGTCATCGACGGCATCGACGAGAAGCACGCCGCTAACCTGGGCGTGACCAACCAGGGCCTCCTCGCCGCGAAGATCAAGAAGTACCTGGCGACTCCCGCTGGCGCCGCGCACGCCAGCAACGCCGTACCGAGCCCGAAGCTGATCGAATACCTCGCGGGCGAGATGCCCAGTGACGTGCACATCCCGGCTGGGGCCAAGGTTCAGAGCGTTCCCGGCCCGGGGGCGTTCAAGGCGTCCAAGCCCTCCTCGGACTTCCACGAGATCAGCGTCCCGGACATGGCCGAGCACCAGCAGAAGCAGTGGATCAAGACCGGCAAGAAGTGGAACAAGGCCAACGCGGCCGGGCTGTACTCCTACACGTCCAACTCTGGCGAGATCAACGGCTACCTGCGCGGCGCCGACACGATGGGTCACCCCTGCTGCGAGAACCCCTCCCCGATCGTGAAGAAGCACGTCGCGATGATGCAGGACGCCATGACGCCGGTCGACCGGGACCTGCTGGTTCACCGTGGCACCGGCTGGACGTTCCTGCCCCCGGCGTTTCGCTCTTACGAGGGTGTCAAGTCCCTCATCGGCAAGACGTTCCAGGACAAGGCTTTCTTCTCCACGGCAGTCGGCGGCACCGGGAACGAGTCCGGCGGCGAGGTGCGTCTGGACGTCGAGGTGCCCAAGGGTACGCACGGCGCCTTTGTGGAGATCAACGACCAGTGGGACGTCAGCGGCAAGTCCAAGCTGACCAACTACTCCGGTGAGGACGAGCTGATCCTGGCTGCCGGGGGGACCTACCGCATCCTGGGCGTGACGAAGGAAGGCGGCCGAATCATCGTACGAGTGAGGGTGGTGACTCCCTGATGGCTGACGAGCCTAAGCCGAGAACGACCGGCTCCCCGCTGTCCCAGGACGTCGGTCCGTGGTTCCCGGTCGACCCGGACAAGGATCACGGGATGACCGACACGGAGATTGACGAGTTCCTGGCCAGGACCGTCGAGAGCCCTAGACTGGGCGGAACACCCGAGGAGGGCAGCCAGTGAAGACCAAGGCGAAGGCTCCAGCCAAGGACTGCGGCTGCGACGACTACGCGGACGCCGTGCACGGCACCGAGGACGGCGACGAGTTCGCGGCACTGGCTGACGTCGCCGACGAGGAAGCCACCGACGAGGGCCCCGACCCGCGCGGGACTACGGTGCGCCGGTTCCGCAATCAGCTCCTCGCGCCGTACGGCAAGCCAACCGGCGACAAGCGGCGCTTTGCCCAGGGCGCACTGAGCGCCCGCGAGCTGCCCATCCCGCTGAAGTGGCAGCGCGAGGACAACCAGGGCCACTCGACCAGCGTCTCCGTGGGCAGGATCGACTCGATCCGTTACGCCGATGACGGTGTCTACGGCTCGGGCATCTTCTTCCAGCCCGACCCGGAGAAGACCCCGCGCTGGGCCGAGGACTGCGAGGAGGCGTACGGCCTGACCAACAAGCGTGTCGTTGGTCCGTCGGTCGACCTTGACGCCATGGACTTCCACGAATACACGGAGGCCGAGGGCGACGACTTCGCCATCGAGGCCCGGCCAGAGATCGAGGTCACCCAGGGCCGGATGAGCGCGGTCACCCTGGTCCAGATCCCGGCGTTCGGCGAGTGCCGACCGTTCGCCATGGAAGAGCAGGGTGCGGGCGAGTATGCGATGGAGCTGGAGGCTCTGAACGCGCTCACCGCGTCCGGCGTCGCCGAAGACCTTGATGACCTGCCGGTGGCCAAGATGGCCGAGTGGGACATGCTGCACTGGCTGACCGAGACGTCCCAGGTGAACGGCGCCGCGCTGTACTCCGGTGAGCAGGGCGACCTGTTTCCGGTGGCGGACGTCGTGGACGGGCAGCTCGCGTTGATCCCCGGCGCGGTCGCTGACTCGATCTCGATGCTGGCCTACCACGGCGAGAACATCGCCCTGCCCGAGGGCGTGAAGGCGGCGTTGCGGGCTCGGCTGAACGAGCTGGCGGTCCGCTGTGGCCTGCCGTTGCCACCGTGGGAGAACGACCCGGGCGCGCTCGTGGCGGCCGGGACGATCGACGGGTGGATCCCGGACAGGGCGATGTTCGAGAACCCCAACTTGAGCGGCCCGACTCCAATAACGGTGCGCGACGGGCGGGTCTTCGGCCACCTCGCGCAGTGGGGAACCTGCCATGTCGGGTTCAAGCACTGCGTGCAGCCGCCGCGCTCGCGCCGGTCGTACTCGCACTTCCACGTGGGTGAGATCGACACCACCAACGGCCCGCTCGCGGTCGGCAAGATCACCCTGGGTGGCGGGCACGCGGACACCCGGCTCGGCTTCCAGGCGGCGGCCGAGCACTACGACGACGCCGGTACGGCGGTTGCGGCCGTGCGCGCGGGCGAGGACGCCTACGGCATCTGGATCTCCGGTGTGGCCCTGCCCGGCAAGGAGGCCGACTTCGCCACTCTGCCGCTGTTCCCGCTGTCCGGCGACTGGCGACGGGTCGGTGGTGACCGCGAGCTGATTGCCGCCTTGGCGGTGAACACGCCGGGCTTCCTCGTTCCGCGCGTGTCGGTGGACCGTGGCCAGGAGCTGGCTCTGGTGGCTGCCGGGGTCCTGCTTCCCGAGCACGAAGCGGGGGAGGGTATGACCGCCTTCCGTGACGTCAGCGACAAGATGCGCGAGAAGCTGGCCGGGAAGGGCCAGGCCAACCCGGACGGCTCCTACCCGATCGCCAACGCGGAGGATCTCCAGAACGCCGTCCAGGCGTACGGGCGGGCCAAGGACAAGCCCGCCACCCGTCGTCTGATCATGCGCATGGCCAAGAAGCTCCATCGGGAAGACCTCATCCCCGAGACCTGGCGCGGCAGGCACGCCAACGACTACGCCACGGACACCGAGCTGCTCGACGAGGTCACGCAGGAGTGGCAGTTGGACGAGGCGCTCGGCGTGTTTGTCGGCAAGGCCAGTGCGGGCGGCTTCCACAACGCGTTCATGGAGCGGCTCATCAACCGGCGCAAGAAGAAGCAGGCCAAGGAGGAGCCGGACAAGAAGGGTCAGCCCGAGGAGCGCGACTACGCCTCGGATGACGCGGCCCGCATTCTGATGGGTAACTTCGCCGACCTGGACCAGCTCGCGCTACAAGAACAGGCATTGCAGGCGGCGGCTCAGTTCTGAGGCTCGGGCGGCGGCTCAGCCTCCTGCCCGGGCTGCCCGGTGTCTTCGGTCTCGTCTGCGGGTGGGTCGGGTATTAGCACCCACCCGCCAAGCTCGCGTTCCATCTCTACCTCCTGAGTTGTATTGCTCCTGCATACATAGTAGCACGGATGCGTCAGTCAGACCCAGAACGCACTTCGGCCCCGAGCCGGTTGGGCTCGGGGCCGGAAGATTTGGGGGCGAGGTGGCGCAGCAGCTTGTTTCCGCTAGCGCGACGGTGATCTCCGGGGTATTTCTCCCCTTCCACCTCGCCGTATGGAACAAGCATACATGAGGGTGACGGGTCCGTCAACCCCTTTCGGAACGCCGATTCTTCCGTGAGTTACGCTGGGCCGGAACCCCAGGTCACCGGAGAGAGGACCCGATCATGGGATGTGGATGCGGAGACCCGATCGTGGGCGAGCAGTGGGAGGTCGTCAACGCCGACCAGACCGTGGATGGCCCGATGAGCAAGGTCGAGGCGACCCAGATGGCCCAGGGACGTGACGGAGCCTGGATCAGGCCCCAGCCCGTCCCGGTACCGGCCGACGCCTGACGCAGACAGCAAGAGGCCCGAGCACGCCGCGATGGTGCTCGGGCCTCTTCGCGTCAGGACGGGATGCCCGCCTTGCCGTGCTCGGTGGGCCACTCGCCGGTCGCCAGCCGGTGGTACTCGGCGCACAGTCCGCCTGGGCTCAGGGCGACGTGCTTGCGCAGGTGGCGGATGCAGCGCTTCATGCTGCCGGGCGTCCCCCATCGGATCTTGGCGGCGCCCTCGCCGTGCACCCAGTACTCGACCAGCTTGCGCGTGGACTCGCGGTGCACGTCGATCGTGAAGGTCTCGACCGGTACGCCCCACGCCCCGACCTCGGCCAGCCCATCTTCCCGGGCAAGACGATCCGCGTAGGCGAGCGCGTGGGCCAGCACCTGCTCCGGGATGCCGCCCGCCAGCTCCTCGTACAGCTCGGCGATCTGGCTCTCGTATGCTGCCGCCTGCTCGGCCACGGCGGCCGTCAGCGCGTCGGACTCGCCCAGCCACGCCTCATCGATCCAAACCTGGTCCACGGGCTCAGCGTAGCGGCTGGTCAGGACTTCGGGGGCTGCCAGCGCACGTAGTCCCAGAGCGCGGCGCGCTGGTGGTCCAGTACGTCGGCGCCAACCTGGGCGACCAGCTCGGCCCGCCGGGCCATCAGCAGCGTCCCAAGCCAGTTGAGCCCGGTTGCTCGCGGCCAGGCCGACTCCATCTCGTCGTCAGTGCCGGGCAGCGCGGCCAGGACGTCCACGCCGCGCCACCGTTCGAAGCTGGCGTGCACGAGCAGGGCGTCGCCGGTCTCCAGCAGCCGGGCCACCTCGGGGCGGCCCGGGTAGAACTTGATCGCCAGGACCAGGCGCAGGGCTGCCTCCTGCACGTAGCGCCAGTCCTGGCGCATGTGCACGAAGCGCTGGCCCTGCGACCGGGCCTCGGCGGCGGTCGGCCGCGACAGCAGCAGCTTCACGTCACCGGGCCGGGTGCACTTCAGCGACTGGAAGAGGTGCTCGGCCGTCGGGAAGGCGTACGGCCCCCAGTGCAGCGGCTGACCCGGGTAGCCCATGGCGAGCGGCTCCCAGTCGGGCTCGTCCTCGCTGATCAGGATCACCTCAGGCAGTCCCATCGTCGGTCACCTCCGTCACCGGCCCGTAGTCGCTGATCAGCAGATGTTCCGTCTTCACCTCGTCGCCGTCGTCGCAGACCCAGAGCTTGCGCCTCGGGTCGCCGAAGCGCCGCCAGGTCTCGCTCTCGACGTCGGTCACGGCGGCCACGGCGTCGGGCAGGCTCGGCACCTGCCACGTGCGCGGCCGGGTGTCCTCACGGATGGCCAGCGCGGCCTGGCGGATCACCACGAGGTGCTGGATCAGGCTGTGTAGCCAGTCCATCTGGCTCTGGTCGTCCAGCTCGTGGGCGATGAGCATCTGCTCGGCGATCTGGTTGGCCATCGTCTCGCCGCGCTGGCGGATCAGCTCGACGTTCTCGTCTCGGTCACGCATTGGGCCACCGGTCCCGCAGGTATTCACGGACGCTTTGGTAGTCGAGGTCAAGACCGGCAATGTCCAGGTACAGGCGACCTTCCTGGACAAGAACGTGGACGCGCTGGCGGGAGACGCCCAGCGCGGCGGCCAGAGCGGCCCGGCGGGTCAGTCCGGCCGAGTACCCGCCGGTCTGGTACAGCAGGGCACGGCCCAGCGGGGTCTGCCAGAACTCGACGGTCCCCAGCTCGCCGACGTCCACGAGGGTCTCGCGGATGCCGAAGCCGCAGGCGAAGCCGGTCTCGGGGTCGCGCAGGTTGTTGGCGATCGTGGCGGCGCGCAGCTCGGCGTCCGCGTAGGTCTGGGCGGGCTCGACGTTGAACGCCTGACGGTAGCGGTCGCGCAGGCGCAGGATGCGGTTCAGGATGTCCGTCTCGATCTTCGGGTCGGACAGGCTCAGGGTCTCGGTCATAGCGGGCGGTCCCAATCGATCGTGGCGGCCGGTGCCGGGTCGGCCCAGCCGCGCATGGTGGTCTTCAGGTAGGCGAAGGCGTCGTCCCGGGATACCTCGGCGGTCTCCAGGATCAGCGCGTGCAGCTCGGTCCGGCGCTGCTCGTAGATGGTGAGCATGTCCTCGGGGCGGTCCGGCCAGAGCTGCCCGAACACCTCGGGCAGATGCCGGGCGGCCGTGACCAGGACCGGCTCTTCTCCGATGATCACGTAGTAGATCGTCATCGGTTGCTCCCTCCTCGGGCGATCAGCAGGCCGATCACGAGGGCCGCCACGACCAGCACGGCGGCCCAGTCCGTGTGGGTCACGCGATCACGCCCGCGCCCCAGAGGAGTCGGTGGCAGTCGGCCCAGCGCTCCTGGTGTGCTGCCCGCATGATGGCCATGTAGATCGGGCTCGCGTCGAGCTTGTCCCGTTGCTGCCACTTCAGGCCGTAGCGCTCCTTGACGGCCGCGTAGGCCGCCATGCGCTCGTCGTGGGTCAGGTCCAGCGGCTTCATGGTCTCCATTGCTGTCCTCCTCGGCTCAACTTGTATGACTACAGCATACAGCCCGGATGACGGTCTCGTCAACCCGGGCTGAGCTGGTACTTTACCCTCTGAATGTGGCCGACTCGATCGCCGCCACCTCGGTCGCCCACTGGCCATCCTGATCGAGCACGACGTACAGGCCGACCGCCCGATCCGGGTCAGCCCACACCTCATCCCAGTGCACGTCGAGGCGCTGCACGTCCAGGCGCCGCTGGAAGCCGACCACCCGAACGTCCTTGGCGCCGAGCATTCCGACGCCCTTCTCGTTCGCGTAGATCGGGTAGGGCACCTGCTGAAGCTCCTGCCCGTCCTCGGTGATGTGGTCCGTGCGGGGTGAGGGCTGCAAGACGAGCATCCGCATCACTGGACCCGCTGACCGAAGTGGTCGCCCTCGCGCCACCGGGCGTACTCGCTCGGCGGGACCTCCCAGCAGCCCTCGGCGTCCTTGCCGTTCTTGTCCACGCCCTTGACGCAAATCTGGTAGCTCGCGGGCATGTAGTTCGGGGTATTCCCGTACAGGACGCACACGCTGGAGTAGCTGTTCGTGCCCGACTTGTACCGCGATGTCATCAGGCAGGGGTGGGTGTAGTAGGTGTAACCCGCCGAGTACTGCTTGTGGGTGACGGTGCCCTCGACTGGGCGCTCCCCGCAGGCGCCGAGCGTCATGCCCGCCAGCGCGAGCCCTGCCACGATTGCCAGCTTGACCTTCATGCTGTCCTCCTCCTGAGTGCTTGTATGGCTGAAGCATACAGGGCGGGTGACGCTACCGTCAACCCGCCCTGGTGTCCATGGTCTACTGCTGCTGCAAGAGCCGAACCGCGTCCACCCAGTCGCTGAGGACCCGCTCGTCGTCCTCGATGCGCTGGGCCGCCCCGATCGGGTCCACGCGCGGGCGCGGAATGATCGGCGTCTGGAGCTTCCCGCCATCGGCCAGCGCGCCGAGCAGGGTCGTCAGGTCGCGGGTCAGGTTGTGGATCGTACGGGGCAGCACCCGGCGCCGGGCCTCGATCGCCTGGGCGTGACTGAAGAGTGCGTCCTGGGCCGCCTGAATGTGCGCGCGTTCGTCCTGGGTGAAGTCGAAGTCGAACCGGTCCTTCAGGTAACGCCCGGCGGGCATCGCCGTGTAGCTGTGGTACTTGGCCATGATCACTCCTCCTGAGTGGGAAAAGACGCGCGGCGGGCAGGTCGCATACCCCGTAGGGAGCGAGTCTGTGCCCGCCGTGCGTCGGCTTCAGTGCTGCTCGCGCAGCGCGTCCATCAGCTCCTGGGTCTCGATCAGCTCGTCCTCGCGGCTGTGCGGGAAGCCGCTCTTGCCGCCGCCGATAACCTCGTCGCGGTGCTCGCCGACCAGCCTCGATCAGGCGCTCGATCTGGGTGTCGGTCAGACGGACCAGCTTGGTGTCCATGGGTCACTCCCCCTTGCTGTCGATGTCGGACTGGAGCGCGTCCAGCAGCGCGTCGAAGTCGGGCACGACCTGGATGCTGCCGAGGGCCTCGGCCAGGTCAGCCACGCCGCGCTGGGCGCTGGTCAGGTACTCGGGAGAGACGAGCGCGGGGACGCCCGTCCGGACGAACTCGGCGGCCATCTCGTGACAGCTCACGGCCGCCAGGAGTCGCTGGAATCCGGCTTCGCGCATCGTGATGACGATGTGTCCGTCGGGGGTCCGCTCTGCTCTCATAATGTCCTCCTCGGCTTGACTTGTATGACGTAAGCCTACAGGGGGCTGACGAGATCGTCAACCCCCTGTAGGGAAGTTCCTGGATCAGACGCCGTAGAAGTACGCCAGGTAGCGGGGCGCGCGAGGGGCCACGTAGGCGAGCACGCTCATGCCGTCGATGTGCTGGCCGTCCTTGTGCTGCGCCAGCACCGCGCGGCCCGTGGTGTCCATCGACTGCTTACCGTCGGCGCTGACCACGTAGATCGGGTGCCAGGAGATCGACTTTCCCAGGTAGACGACGCCCTGGGGCGCCTCGACGGTGCAGCTCAGGTCCACCTTTGCCCAGAGCAGGGTCTTGCCGTCCACCCGCAGCGCGTAGACGCTGACCTTGGAACCGTCGGGCCGGGTCTCGTCCTTCACGTAGGACAGGCCGTTGCGCTTGAGCTGACGCGGTGCCGGGTCGTGCTGGGCCAGCTCGGCCTCCACGTCCAGCCCGGCGTCCGCCAGCAGCTCGTTGAGCAGCTCGTCGGCCTTCTGGTTCATCTCTTCGTTCGTCATGGCTCTCTCCCTCGCCCATCGGGGGCCCTGTGCCCCTCGACTTGTATGACTCGACTATACAGAGACTTGACGGCTCTGTCAACCCCTATTTGAAATTGTGTGCCCGGTAGGTGCCCGGACCGAACGAGCCCGTCAGGTACTGGCCCATGACCCGCTCCCACTCGGCCTTCAGTTCGCGCACGGTCCAGCTCGGCCGGGTGACACCTTCGGCTGCGAGCAGGCTGGCCATGACTCGGGGGCTGATGCCGCCGAGCTGCGTGGCGGTCCGCATCTTGTAGCTCATCTCGATCTCCCTCTCTTCTTGTATGGCACAAGCATACAAGAAGTTGACGGACCTGTCAACGGCGGTTGCGCACGTCTTTCGCGTCCTGGTAGGCCAACGCCAGTTCCAATGCGCCGAGGTACAGGCCCACCAGGACGAGAATGCCGACGACGATGCACACCGCCGGGGACCAATGCCAGCAGGCGACCAGGACTGACCAGATCCAGCCGGGCAGGCCCTCCAGCGCCTTGATCATCAGAGGCCCATCCCTTCCAGCTCGCGACGGTTGAGCGCGCGGACGGTCAGCCGGGTCCAGTCTTCCGCTGACACCCGCGCGATCCCGGGCTCGCCCTGGTAGTACAGCCTTTCCAGGGTCTGGCGGATGTTGGTCGACAGCGCCCGCCACTGCTGCGCGTCGCGGTCGCCGCGCCGGTGCTTACCACCCTGGCCGCCGCTGTAGATCGTCTGCATGTCGCCCTCCTCGGCTTGTATGGCACAAGCATACATGAGGGGTGACGGACCTGTCAACCCCCATGGACGCCGAACAGCCCCGGCCGTGGGTACGAAGCGCGGTCCGGGGCTGCTGGCACTCAGGAGAGAGTGGCTGTATCGTATCCGATCAACAAGGCATTGATGCTGGCTGCGGGCCGATCGAGCTGGGTTGTAGAGCATGTGTGCTCCGACCGCCGACGACCATTTTGGAGCCGAGCCGTGAAGATCAATGTCCCCAAGGACTTCTCCGTCGTCACCGATGACGACCTTTCCGCGCTGGAAGCGCAGGTCCGCGAGGCCGCCGGTCCGCTCGTTGCGCGAGCCCAGGGCGAGGGCGACCCACTCGACAAGGAAGAGACGGACACGCTGGTCCACCTCGGCGACGTCGTCAACAAGGTCAAGGGCGAGCGCGCCCGCCGCATCTCCGAGGCGTCCGCCGCTGCCGCCACGACCCGCAAGACCGCCGACGCGGTTGCGGTGTTCGCTGACGGTGCCGCGTCCGCCGAGGGCGAGGGCGACGAGGAGGCCGAGGACGACGACCCGGCCAAGAAGAAGACCCCGGCCAAGGACGAGGGCGCCGAGCCCGGCGCCGACACCGTCACCGCAGGCGGCAAGAAGGTGCGCGTGGCCGACGCGGCACGCAACGGCAAGGGCCGCACCCCGAACGTCCAGGGCGCGGAGACCGACGCGGCCAGTGAGTACTCCTCGCAGATGGTCGCGGCGCCGAACCTGCCGACGCTCAGCGCGGGCAACCAGTTCGACAGCATCCTGGACGTGGCCAAGGCCGCCGAGTCGGTCTTCTCCAGCTACCCGCGCGGCGCGGGCGGGCAGTACATCAAGACGCCGATCATGTTCCTCAAGCGCAACTTCGACCCGAAGCTGCGCATCTCCGAGCGGATGGACGAGCAGGCCGCCACGGCCGTCTTCGACTACGCGGCCGACCTGGACCGCATCGGCGGCGGGGACGCCCTGGTCGCGGCGGCGGGCTGGTGTGCTCCGTCCCAGATCGACTACTCGCTCATGGAGCTGGAGGGCACGGACGGCTACCTGGACATGCCCGAGGTGCAGATCAGCCGGGGCGGCATCCAGTTCACGACCGGCCCGGACTTCTCCACGATCTTCGGCGGCGCGGGCTACTGGCACCAGACGGAGGCCCAGGTCCAGGCGGCCACGTCGAAGCCCTGCATGGTCATCTCCTGCCCGTCCTTCACGGAGAAGCGCCTGGAGGTCGAAGGCGTCTGCATCACCGGCGCGTTCCTTCAGGACCGGGGCTACCCGGAGATGGTGGCGCGGTTCACCCGGGGCGCGCTGAAGGCCCACTCGCGCAAGATGAACATTTTCAAGATCAACCAGGTGATCGCGGGCTCCACGCTGTTCGACTACACCAACGTGGCCAACCTGCCGGTCACCGCCACCGAGTTCAAGGACCTCTCGGTGGTCAACCGACTGCTCTCTATCCTGGACATCCAGGCCGTCGACTACCGGTACAAGTACCGGATGGACAAGAACGCGCTGCTGGAGGTCTTCTTCCCGTACTGGCTTATCGCCCAGGTCCGGGCCGACGTCTCGCGGCGCATGTCCCTCGGGCTGGCCGAGAGCCAGGCCGTCACCGAGGCGATGTTCAGCTCGTGGCTGAGCGCGCGCAACCTGCGCGGCCAGTTCATCTACGACTGGCTGGACGCCTACAACACCACCAACACCTCCACGGTCGGTCAGACGGCGGGCGTCTACCAGCTCCCGACCACCGTCGAGGCGGTGCTGTATGCGCCGGGTACGTGGGTGGCAGGTGTCTCGGACGTGGTCCGGCTGGACACCGTCTACGACTCGACCAACCTTGCGCTCAACCAGTACACCCAGCTCTTCACCGAAGAGGGCATCCTGGTGGCCAAGCGTGGCTTCGAGTCGCGGCGGATCAAGACCACCATCGACCCGAGCGGCGTGCTGTCGGCCACGGCCGACCTGCGCACCGGCTGACCGATCTTCTAGCCTCGGGCGTGCTTCCCCGGCGCCCGGGGCTCAGATCGTCCCAACCAAGAAGGAAGGTCAGCAGCGATGACCGCTAGCAGCGAAGACACCAGCGGCCGGGTACTGGTCCTGGAGACGGCCGCCTTCACGGCGACCGGCGACACCACGGTCACCGGCCCGAACGTTCACGCGGACGGCCGGATCATCAAGGTCGAGTTCGTCCCGAGCGCGGCCATCACCGCCAACGGCACCAACTTCAGCACCCTGACCTTGCAGAACAAGGGGCCGCTGAAGTCGGGCACCACGGCGGTCGCCACCCGGGCCTGGTCGGCCACCAACAGCGTCGCTGGCACCAAGGAGCCGTTCACGCTCTCGGTGACCCCGGCCAACCTGGAGGTCAAGGCGGGTGACCGGCTGGACCTCGTGCAGACGCACGGCGGCACCGGCCTGGCCATCCCGACCGGCTCGCTCATCATCACGGTTCTGGCCCGGTAGCCCATGGCCCTCCCGATCGCAGTTCTCGACACCCCCGGGCCGTACGCGGCGCCACGCCCGGGGCTGGTCGATGCTGCCGTGGGGCCGATGGACATGCCCGCGCACGTGCAGACCTCGGGCGCCCAGTGGCTCAACGAGGTGTGCGGCGGCGGCCAGCTCTACCCACCGGCCTGTCTCACCCCGCCGTACCCGTCGTTCCGGATCGACCCGGGCGACGGCATGGTCACCGCGTACCCGTTCGTCACGGCGGCCACGTACATCTGCCCGCCGGTCGGCACGTCCGACGCGGACGCCGAGCGGCGGGTCCGTCAGCGTCTCACCCTGGACGAGCCGCGCCAGGTTGAGCGGGCGTTCTGGGGCGGGGGCGACGGCGTCACCGGCGTCCTGGAGCAGATGTTCGCGGCCATCCCGGCCAGCGTGACCCAGCTCGCCGCGTCGCCGACCATCCCCGAGGGCATCGCCAAGCTGGAGCAGCAGGCCACCGTCAACGGGTACAACGGCCCGCTGCTCATCCACGCGCGCCCGCGCATGGCCGCGCTGGGTGGCGCCCGAGGCGCCTGGCGCACGATGCTGACCAGCGATAACGGCATCGTGCACACCTGGTACGGCTCCCGGGTGGTGTTCGGCTCGGGCTACAAGGGCAGTAAGACGGACGGGTCGGGCGGCATCCCGACCGCCACCGTGGACGCCGTATACATCACAGGCAGGGTGTTCCTCTGGCGGGAGCCGCAGATCCAGGTGTCGCCGCCTCAGCAGATGCTCATCACGGGCACCGGCTCGGGTGGCACCAACCAGCGGGTCATGATCGCGACGCGGGCATGGGCTGCTGCGGTTGAATGCTTCGCGGCGACGACCGACGTAACCGTTCCGTAGGAGGAGGGCCAGATGGCCGAGTACGTGATGAAGGAAGGCGACACCCACCAGGACGTCGCACGGCGACTGCTCGCCGAGGTGGACGACCCGCAGGCTGTGGCGTGGTCGCCCCGACCCGACGTCTACATGGGCGGGGTGTACGTGGTCAACGACGACGCGGCCGTAGCCAAGGTCGCCAGTGACCTGAAGCAGGCCCGCGACGCCGAGGCCAAGCGCATCGCCGACGCGCAGGCGTTCGCCGAGGAGCGCGACAAGCAGGCCGACGAGACCGGCATGACCCCGCGCGAGCTGGGTTTCCCGGCGGCCGTACAGAGCGACCCGGGCGCCCCGGGCACTGAGGGCGTCCTGGCCGACGAGGTGAGCGCGGCCCGTGGTGACGGCCTGCTCGCCCCGGAGATCGCCCAGACCGACGACGAGACCGGCGCCGACGCGGGCGACGAGCCCGTGCAGGACGACCCGGCCACGCCTGAGGACGAGTCGCAGATGACCCCGGCCCAGCGTCGCAAGGCGGCCCGTCAGCGCAAGGCTGACGCCGACGCCGCCGACGCGAACAAGAGCGATGCCTCGGAGGAGGCCAAGTAACCATGACGACCTACTGCCTGAAGCCCATCAGGGTCAACACCATCCGGCTGACCAAGCTGGACGCTTGCGGCGCCCCGATTCACGGGCCGAAGGCGTCGATCGTCTCCGACGGGCTCGTCTCCATCGAGGTTCGGATGGAGTACGAGGACCCGACCGAGTACAAGCTCCGAGGCGCGAATGACAAGTTCATCGTCAACGACCGGGGGCGTCCGCTGCTGAAGTGGGCCTCCCTGACGATCAACATGGGCAACGTCGACCCCGAGCTGTACAACATGGCCACCGGGTCGCCGCTCGTGATGAACGACGCGGCGACCCCGGAGGCCGTGGGCGTGCGTATCCGGGAGAACGTGTTCGGCAACTTCGCGCTGGAGGGCTGGACCGACCTGTCCGGCCAGCCGTGCACAGGCGGCGCGGCCAACTACGGCTACGTGCTGTTCCCGTGGATCGTGGATGCCGTGATCGGCGACTTCACGCTCCAGAATGAGCTGATCACCTTCCCGATCCAGACGGCCCGCACGCACAACCAGAGCCTGTGGGGCGTCGGCCCGTACAACGTCGACAACAAGATCAGCGCACCGGCCGGGCCGAGCCCGCTCCTCACCGCGATCACGTCGACCGACCACATGGACATGCACCTCACGACCCTCGCGCCCCCGGTCGCCGCCTGCGGCGCGGTGACGCTGCCGTAAGGAGACCCGGGGATGAGCACGCTCGACGGCCAGACGCTCAGCGTCAACTTCTTCGCCACGCTGAACAACCTGCTGGACCTCCAGTCGGCTGCCTCGGCGCTGTCCTACGCCCAGTCGATCGGCATGTCCTCGGGCGTGGGTATCGGCCAGGCCGACAAGATTTTCACCGACCACCGGACCATCTCGGCGTCGGGCACCGACGACCTGGATGTCAACGCGGGCGGCCTGCTCGACCCGCTCGGCCAGGTCTTCACCGTCGCCCGGCTGAAGCTGATCATCGTCAAGGCGGCGTCCACCAACGTCAACAACGTGGTGATGGGGGTCGGCACCAACCCGATCACGACCATCCTGGGCGGCACGACGCCGACGCTGAACATCCGGCCCAACGGCCTGCTCGTGCTGGCCGCCCCGGACGCCACGGCGTACGGGGTCACGGCGGCCACGGCCGACGTCCTGCGCTTCGCCAACAGCGGCGCGGGCACGTCCGTGGACTACGACGTGATCCTGGTCGGCGCCAGCACGTAGGGTCTGAGCTGAGGCCGCCTCGTTCCTGTGCTGGGGGGCGGGGCGGCCTCACTGCATGAGGAGGTGGGAATGGCCGACGAGCCGTGTAGCGGCTGGGCGCCCAACCATGGCCTCTGCCCGCGCTGGGCCGACTTCGACGCGGCCACCCAGGCGTACGCCGACGAGGTGGCCACCCGCGTGATCTGGGCGGCCACTGGCCGTCAGTTCGGGCTGTGCACGGTCACCGTGCGGCCCTGCTGGAGCCCGCAGGCCCCGCTGTATCAGGCGTTCCCGGTCGGCTTCTACGGCGAGGGCTTCTGGACGCTCCAGGGCGTCCCCGGCGGGGTGCAGCTCATCCCGGGCGCGAGCTGTTCGTGCGCGGACGCCTGCCAGTGCTCGCCGCCGCAGGTGCCGCTGCCCGGCCCGGTCGCCTCGATCACGCAGGTGGTCATCGACGGCGTGGTGCTGGCGGCCGGAAACTACCGGCTCGACGGCAACTTCCTGGTCCGCCAGGACGGCCAGGCGTGGCCCGCCCCGCAGAACCTGGCCCTGCCGGACGGGCAGGTCGGCACGTGGCACGTCACCTACCAGCTTGGCCAGGCGGTCCCGGCGACCCTCAACGACGCGGCCGGGCTGTACGCCTGCGAGCTGGGCAAGGCCCGCGTCGGCGGCTCCTGCCAGTTGCCCAACCGGGTGCGCTCGATCACCCGTCAGGGCGTCTCGATCGACTACGTCTCCGAAGAGGATTACCTGGTCAAGGGGCGTACCGGCTACGATGCCGTGGACTCGATCATCGTGAGCTACAACCCGTACGGCCTTGTGCAGCCACCGCGAGTCGTCTCGCTCGACATGCCGCAGTACCGATAGGAGTCAGTCGATGGGCCAGTGGTACGCCAACGCCTTCGCCAAGGCGTTCAACATGGAGTCCGACTTCGACGACAACATGACCTGGACGCTGCACACGCCCACCTACACGCCCAACCGGATGACCCACGCCTACGTCTCCGACCTCACCAACGAGCTGGGTACCGGCGGCGGCTACACGGCGGGCGGCATCTCGGCGGGCGCGGTCACCCGCACCATCACGGCGGCCAACTCGTGGGGCGTGACCCGGGCCAACTCGACCGCCTACAACCTAGGCGACATCGTCATCCCAGCCAGCCCGAACGGCTTCCTGTACCGGGTGACCAACGCGGGCACCTCGGGCGGAGCCCCGCCGACCTTCCCCACGGTCATCGGCCAGTGCGTCGCTGACGGCGGCGTCACGCTGGAGAATTACGGCATCGGCATCCTGGTGCTCTCGCCGACCAACGCGGCGAGCTGGGCCCTGGCGACCTTCACCAACGCGCGCTACCTGGTGCTGTCCGACCGGACGGCGGGCGCGGCGGCGGCCCAGCCGCTCATCGGCCTGACCGACTTCGGCTCGGGCCAGAACGGCGGCGGCGGCACCTTCGCCGTCAACCCGCAGAACGCGGCGCTGGGGTTCCTGCACGTGCCGATCCTTGGCTGACGTCTCACTCCCCTCTCGCTGAGGAGGTGAGACCGCATGGCATTCAGCAAGGTCGATGAGAAGTACGTCAGCTTCTCCGACGGCGGTACCGCGAACGGCTCGACCGGCCACGACGTCGTGGGTGTCAACGGGACCACGGCCTCGGCCGGGGACGTCGACACCCTGATCGTCGGCTCGGACACCACGGTCAACACGCCGACCGGCTTCACGCTGGTCCAGTCCTTCGTGGGCAACCAGGGCGGCTACCACTACGAGCGGGTGTGCACCGGCGGCGAGTCGGCCACGATCCGCGTGCACACCAACGGCGATTTCAACACCACGGCGCTCTTCCAGCGCTGGCGGGGCTGCGGCGCCCGCGACGTCGCCGTCAACTCGCACATCGACGCCAACGGCGCGCTCTCCTCCAACGCGATCAACTCGGGCACCCTGGCGGCCTCGACCGAGCTGGTCATCGTCGCCTCGGTCATGACCGACTCGGTCAGCGCGGCGCCGACGCTGAACACCTGGAGCACGGGCTACACGCCAGGCGACGGGGCCGCCTCGATCGGCACCGGGGCGAGCTGCTCGGCGGGCTTCATCTCGCACAAGAACCCGGCTGGCACGGCGGCCGAGACCCCGTCGGTCTCGTGGACGCCGGACAACATGCGCAACCGGTACACCTTCCTGGTCAGCTACCAGCTCGGCTCGGGCACCCCGGTCACGATCAACGACCAGTCGGGCGGCGCGGGCGCGGGCGGCTCCACCGACACGCTGGCCATCGGGGTGACCCTGAACGACCAGAGCGGCGGCGCAGGGGCTGGCGGGTCCTCGGATACCCTGTCGGTCGGCGTGACGCTCCAGGACGTCTCTGGCGGGGCTGGCGGGGGCGGCTCGACGGACCGGCTCAGCGTCGGCGTGACCCTCGCCGACCAGTCCGGCGGGGCTGGCGCCGGTGGATCTTCGGACACCCTCACGGTCGGTATCGTCATCAGCGACGTTTCGGGCGGTGCCGGGGCGGGTGGCTCGACCGACCTGGTCAGCACCGGCTCGGGCAATGTGACGATCCTCGACGTCTCCGGAGGGGCGGGCGCTGGCGGCTCCAGGGATGTTGTGACCGGCGCCGACACAGGGGTGGTGCAGGACACGATGGTGATGCCGATCTTGACGAATGCGATGGCCTGCCTCCAGACCGAGGCGAACAAGGTCCCGAGCCCGCCCGCCAAGTACACGATCCGGCCCGGCGCCGAGTTCATCGCGCTGGCCGACAACGTGGAGACCGAGTGCTGCGCGGGGATCGGCTGGGTGCGGCCCGGCAACCTCTCCGAGACGATCGACTTCCCGACCCCGATGCAGGAGTCCTCGGGCAACAACCCGGCCGACGAGTACGCCGTGCAGGTAGAGCTGGGCATCATGCGCTGCTCGCCGATGATCTCCAACATCACCGGCGAGCAGGACGCCATCCCCACCGAGGCGCAGTGGCTGGCGGCCGTACAGGCCCAGCAGGACGACGCGGCGGCGCTGCGGCGGGTGGTGTGCTGCCTGCGCGACATCTACAGCTCCAGCGCTGTTGTGGCGGGCTCGATCACGCCCCTGAACAATGAGGGTGGGTGCGGCGGCATCTCCGTCGTACTCACGATCCGGGCGCCCGCCTGCGACTGCATCGCCTGACCTGGAGTGATCATGCAACGTGCCTACTACGCCCTGACCGACGTCGGTCCATACCGGGCCTACCAGGTGGTGCTCCTGGACGAGCAGGACGGCTGGACCCGGACCGGCTACCTTCGCGAGCTGAAGGACCCGGCCCCGGCCCAGTCCCCCGCCGAGCCGATCCTCATCCCGGTCAGGATGTAGCTGTGCCTGTCCGGGTGAAGATCGATCTTGATCAGTTGCGCGTGCTCCAAGTGGGCGTGCAACTGGCGGCACCCGAAGTGGCGACCACGACCCGGCTCATCCTCAACCGGACCACCGTCCTGACCCCGAAGAAGACCGGCAATCTGGCCAACGCCAACCAGATGACCATGCGGGCCCGCCGGACCTCGGTCACCGGCTCGGTCGTCAACCGGGTCGGCTACTTCTGGCCGGTCCACGACGGCGCCCGGCCGCACGTCATCCGGGCCAAGAACGCCAAGGCCCTCGCGTTCAAGTGGGCCAAGATCGGCGGCATGCAGGTCTTCGTGCCCAAGAAGCGCGGCCGGATGGGGACCGGTGTCCGGCGCGGTCGCAACGGCATGGTTGCGTTCTGGATCGGCAAGGGCTACGTCAACCACCCGGGCAACAGGGCCCGGCCGTTCATGGTGCGCGCGGGCAAGGAGATTGCCGCCCAGCGTGGCTACAAGTGGACGCCTGGCCTCGGGCGGCTGATCGGCTAACCTGGCCTACATGTCAACCTCACCAGCACAGGGCGACAGCCGTGCAACCAACCCGTTCGCTCTGGGCGAACGGGAGGTGGAGCTCTACCAGCCCACCGACGGTCAGATGGTCGTGATCTTCGCCATCATCGACATCTTGGACGAGCCCGACGTCCAGCAGCAGGTCGAGGCGCTCAACAACTTCGGCACCGTGATGCGCTACCTGTTCGTCAAGGAGGAGGACCGGCGCTACATGCTCGGCTCGATGGCGCGCGGCTCGCTCGACCTGCCCGACTACTTCCAGTTGGCCCAGGACATCGTGCAGCACTGGGCGCCCGAGGAGGCCAGCAACCGCGAGGAGCGGCGGGCTCAGGCCCGCAAGGCCCCGGCGAAGAAGGCGGCCACGCGCGTCCCGGCTCGGCGGTCCCGCTGATGGGCGAGCGGCGCGGCCAGTACATAGACCGGGCAGGCGCGGACCGCATTCCGGAGCCGACGCCTGAGCCGACGCCTGAGCCAGCACCGGACGAGCCGGTGACACTGACCTCGACGGGCGGCTTCATCCGGCACGCGGCGGCCCAGTTGGCCGTCGAGTACTACAAGCACCAGGGCACGCCCAAGGCCATCGGCATGAACACGCTGAAGGATGCGGCCGTGATGAGCGGTGAGTGCGTCGTCATCCTGGCCCAGAAGATCGAGGAGTATCTCCGTGGCGACCGATGACCCGCCTCCGCTGCACATAGGCCCGATGTGCCGCTGCCTGTTCTGCTGCTGCCGCGACGGCGAGGGGCACAAGCACCCGGACTGGATCGCCTGGGAGGAGCGCCAGCGTGGACGCGGGAGCGGCGCTTCGACCAGCCGAGATTGAGGTCCGGCTCGGCGACTGGATCTACACCATCGCGGCCCTCCCGGCGGCCGACTGGATCGAGGCCATCCTGTCCGAGGACGTGGGCGCGATCGTGCCCGGCCTGCTGGAGCCCGAGGACCAGGTGGACGTGTGGCGGGAGTTCCTGCGCGGGAACGTGACCCGGGCCGAGCTTCAGAACGCCTGGCGGGATGCGATAGCGGCGGCCTCGGGCCAGCCGTGGTGGCAGTGTGCCCGGCTGGTCATGTCGGCGGCCGACCGGGAGAGCTGGCCGGTGGTACACGGCAAGCTGGCCATGCGTGGCGTTGACCTGGACCGCATCAGCCTGGGCGCGTTCTACAACGCCGTCTACTTCATGATCATGGAGTCGGAGCAGGACGAGGCCAAACGGTCCGAGCTGGAGTTCCGGATCAGCACCCCACCGCCGGGCGTCGACACCCGCGAGGCCATGCAGGAGATGCACGCGGCCGACGACTGGAGCGCGGCCTTCGGCCAGTTCTCCTCCTTCCAGCAAGGCGGGCTGCCGGTTGATCCGGAAAGCGCGGCCTGACCAGTAACATCATCGGCGTGGCCCCGTCCCTCGGTAAGGCAGAGATCCAGGTCGTCGCCGACCTGTCGAAGTTCCCTGCCGAGCTGCGAGCCAAGCTGAAGGCGGCCTTCGCCGAGGGAATCAAGGGCGTCGACATCGACCGGCCGCTCACCGAGGAGGCCCGCAAGGCGGGCGACCACGCGGCCAAGGAGGGCGGCGCGAGCTTCGAGCGCACCGCCAAGCGCGAGTTCGAGCGGGTCGGCCGGTCGGCCGGGCGCGGCTTCTTCTCCTCCCTGGCCAGCGTCTTCCGGCGCGGCGACCGGGCGGCGGCAGGCGGCTTCGGCGGCGCCATCCGCAACCTGTTCTCCAGCGCGGAGAACGAGATCAGCAAGGGCGTGCAGGGGCTGGCCTCGGCGGGCTCGTCCATCGGCTCGACGCTGGGCGGGCTGTTCAGCGGCGGCGGGGATATCACCTCGATCATCAAGGTGACGGCGATCACGGCGGCCATCCCGGCCGTGTTCGCGCTGGCGGGCGCGCTCGTGCACCTGTCCGGCATCCTGCTCACGCTGCCCGCGCTGTTCGGCATCCTGGCCTCGGCCATCGCCCCGCTGATCATCGGCTTCCAGGGCTTCGGCGCGGCGATCGGGGCTGGCTTCTCAGGCAACGCGGCCCAGTTCAAGGCGGCCCTGAAGGGGCTGGCCGAACCGGCCCAGGAGGTCGTCAAGGAGATCGTCGGGCTCCGTCCGATCCTCTCGGCGATCAAGAAGGACGTCCAGACCGCCCTGTTCGCCCCGCTGATCGGGCAGTTCAAGGCGCTGGGTACGACCTTCCTGCCGCTGGTCCGCGCTGGTTTCGAGGACATCGCTGACGCCCTGGGCAACCTCATCGGCGGCTTCGTCGGCCTGCTGCGTCAGAAGGACGTGCTCGCTGGCTTCCAGGCGATCTTCCGCACCACCGGGGCGGTCATCCGTGGCCTGACCGGCCCGCTGCTGAGCCTGTTCCGCTCCCTGTTCGTGGTCATGGGCGCGGGCGCCCCGTTCGCGCAGCGGCTGTTCAAGGGGCTGGGCGACGGCATCCAGCGCTTCTCCAACTTCCTGAACAGGGCGGTTGCGGACGGGCGCTTCCAGAGGTTCCTGGAGAACGCCTTCACCATCGGCCGCAAGTTGATCACGATCGTCGGCAAGGTCGGCGAGCTGATCGGGGCGATCTTCGGCGGCCAGAACGTCGCCGACAGCTCGGCCGGGTTCCTGGACAACATCACCGCCTCCCTCCAGCACTTGATCGACTTCTTCAAGAGCGACGACGGCAAGAAGGCCATCGCCGACTTCCTCAAGACCGTCAAGTCGATCGGCGAGGTGGTCGAGTTCCTCGGCTCGGCCCTCGCGGTGACGATCCGGATCTTCGACCAGTTCGCGTCGGCCATCGACACTGCGGTCAAGGCGGTCGCCTCGTTCTTCCAGGCGATCGGCGAGGGGGCGGCGGGGGCTGGCTCGGCGGTCGGCGACTTCTTCACCAAGACCATCCCGAGCTGGTTCGACAGCGTGGTCGGCTTCTTCGAAGGGTTGCCCGGCCGGATCTTGGACGCCCTGTCCTCCCTGGGTGCGATGATGCGCGGCCTGGTGGCCGACGCGGTCCGTGGCGTGGTGGACGAGGTGGCCACGAACATCGGGCGGCTGATCGGCTTCTTCCTGGCCCTGCCGTTCCTGATCTTCGACGCGATCAAGTCGATCCCGTCGATCTTCTCGGCCGTGTTCAGCTTCTTCGCCAACCTGGGCGCTACGGTGCGCGGCCTGGTCGCCGACGTGGCCAGCTCGATCGGCGACGCCTTCCTCCACGGCTTCGAAATGGCCAAGGGCTGGGTGCTGTCGGGGATCAGCGCGATCAGCTCGTTCATCCACCGGCTGCCGGACATCATCACGGGCATCGGCCCGGCGATGCGCAACGCGGCGGCGAGCATCGGGCGCAAGATCGGCGAGGGCCTGTCGCAGATCGGCAACTTCGCCAGCGACATCGGCCGCAAGATCGTGAGCACGGTGCGGGGAGGGGTCAACTCGATCATTGACTCGATCAACCGGGGCATCGCGGACATCGACAACAAGATCCCGATCGGCCTGCCCCGGCTGCCGCACCTGGAGCGCGGCGGCATCGTCGACTCGCCGACCGTGGCGCTGATCGGCGAGAAGGGCAAGCGCGAGGTCGTGCTCCCGCTCACCGATCCGGCGCGCGCCCGCGAGCTGGCCGTGCAGTCCGGCCTGACCAAGATCCTCGGCGCGCAGGGCGGCCCGCCGCAGGTCAGCCTGACGGCGGTTCTCGACGGCTTCGGCCTGATCAAGGTCATCGACTTGCGGGTGGACCAGGCGCTCAACGACCAGGGCGCCGAGCTGGGCCACGGCGCGCGGACATAGGGGAGAGTCCTTGAGCAGCTTGAGCGCCTTCCAGACGCCGGGGCGTGGCTACGTCCGGCTGGAGCTGGACTTCGCCACCCCGGCGGGCAACGCCCTGGATGCGAAGGTGTGGCGCGTCGTCAACGGCGTGCTCACGCCGATCCGGGACGGCTGGCCCTGCCTGCTCTCGAACGACAAGGCGGTCATCTACGACACGGAGTATCCGCTCGACACGACCTTCAGCTACCGGGCCTTCTCCGCGCTCAACCGCGACGGCGGTTTCGAGGCGAGCATCGATGACTGGGACCTGACCCACAACACGGAGAACGCGGTCGGGAGCTGGTGGTCCTCGATCACGCGCTCGACCGACTTCTACGTCCCGGGCACGGGCGCGGCCAGCATCAAGGCGGTACCCGTCGGCACTGTGGCGGCGCCGATCCTGGTGTCCGAGGAGTTCCCGGCCGTGGCGGGAAACGTGGTCACGGCGGTCGGCAACATCATGGTCAACCAGGCGTACACGGGCGGCGTGGGCATCCATATCCGCTGGTACACGTCCGGCCATGCCCTGGTCACCACGTCCGGTAACCCTGACGACCTCTGGCCGAGCCCCGGCGAGTGGGGATCGTATTCGGTCACCGCGACCGCCCCGGCCACCACCGCCTTCGCCCGGATCGGCATCACCATCGGCGGCACCCCCGACTCGACCATGGCCTTCTACGGCGACGAGATGTACGCCAGCGTGGCGACGTCCACTGTGGACTCCTCTGCGCTGGTCTACCTGGCGGGTGACACCGGCTGGTGGAAGGACCCGCTGCACCCGGCGACCATGATCCCGTTGCTCACCGACCGGCAGGCGTCGCTGTGCGGCACCAGCGGCGTGGTGTGGCTCGGCACCGGAGACCGCCAGCGTCCGGCCGACTCGTCACTGCTGGAGGTCCCCGACGCCAAGTTCGGCGTGGGCATCTTCGCCACCCGCAAGGCCGTGCGCGCGCCCGTGTCGGTCGTGGCCCTCTCGGCGGCCGACAGCGCCCGGGTCACCGCGCTGCACGCCACGGGCGCACCGCTGCTGCTCCAGCTCCCGGCGCGGTTCCTGGAGGCCGACCGGTACGGGCTACACTCCGACACGGCCGACGGGCGGCTGGCGACCGACGCCAAGATCCCGATCCGCGTGCACCAGTCGACCTTCATCGACGTCGCCCCGCCGGTCGGCCCCGCCGAGGGTGTCCTCGGCGCCCGCTACCAGGATCTGGACGTCTTCACGACGTTCGCGCAGGCCACGGCCGCTAGCCGGACGTGGATCGACGCGCTCCAGGGCGAGCTGAGCACGCTGACATGATCGCTCCCCAGACCTCCTCATACCGCCAGGCCCTCGCGGCCACCCACAACGCCTACTCGCGCGTAGAGCTGTGGAAGAGCGGCATCAAGCAGGAGGAGTTCAACCAGGGCGACCCGGCCAACGCGGCCGACTGGCGGCGCCCGGTCTTCTTCACCGGCTCCGTGCGCGCCACCCTGGCCAGCAGGGTTGCGCGCACGCTCACCATGAACGTGCCCGATTGGCTCTACCCGTTCGACGACAGCGACCTGCTGGACCCGTTCGGCACGCACCTGCGCTGCTTCCGGGGCATCCGCTACGGCGACGGGTCGGTGGACGAGTTCCCGATCTTCAGCGGCCCGCTCAAGAGGGTCACACCCCAGCAGGGCGGCGTGGCCCAGGTGTCGGCGGCCGACCTGGCCAATGAGGTCATCCTGGCCGGGTTCATCGGCCCGAGTCAGTCCGACGTGGACGCCGACGTCGTGACCGAGTTCAAGCGGCTGGTGACCGGCGGCTACCCGGCGGCGGTCTTCGGCCCGTGCGACACCTTCCCGAACACGGTGCCCTCGTTGAGCTACGACACCGACCGGGGGGCCGCCCTGGACGCGCTGGCGAAAGCCTCGGGCGCCTTCTGGTATCCGCTCGCCGACGGGCGCTTCGTCATCCGGCGCATCCCGTGGACGGTCCCCCTGTCGATGCAGCCCCTGCGGATGGGCTCCGGGGACGAGCCCGACCTGGCCGGGGCGGGCACCGTCACCTCGGCGTGGCCGGACCGGGGCAACGACGGCGTCTACAACCGGCTCACCGTGTCCGTGGAGCGCCCCGACGGCTCGGGGCCGGTCTTCGCCACGGTGCAGGACAACGACCCGGCCTCCAAGACGTACATCGGCGGCCCGTACGGGGTGAAGGCGGCCACCATCCGGCTCACCACGGCCGACAACGCGGCCACCGCGCTCAGCGCGGCCAAGGCGGCCTTCGCGCGGGCCAAGGCCCGTACCGAGGCGTGGCGGATCAACTGCGTGCCCGACGCCTCGATCGAGCTGGGCGACGCGATCGGGCTCTACTGGCGCGGCCGGTACAAGCTCCAGCTCGTCGCCGCATACTCGATCACCCTGGAGGCCAACGGCGCTATGTCCATCGACGGCCGCGACCTGGTGGACTCGGGGGTTGCTGATGCAGCCTGACCTGCTCTCCCAGGTGTTCGCACGCAACATCGGCCCGGCGTCCAGCACCACGGAGGTCGCGAGCAAGACGGACGCGCAGAGCGACCTGCGAATGGGCGTCGTCACGGCGGTGACCACGCGCGGCATCACGGTCGACGTCGGCGCCCAGACGGTCGATGCGTCCCACCTGGACAGCTACGCCCCCGCGATCGGCGACCCGGTGGCGCTGATGAAGGTCCAGGACTCCTGGCTGGCCATGGGCCGGGTCGTCGGGCCCGGCAACGCGGCCGACCTGTCGGGCGTCGGCCCGGCGATCGGCCCGAGCCTGCTCGGCGGCGGCATCGTCACCACCACCCGGGCCACGACCACGACCGGCGGCCCGGTCAACATCAGCGGCTGGGACATCGACTTCTGGCTGCCGCCCAACCACGTCGCGCTGGTCGTGGCGGGCTTCCCGTACTTCGGTAGCGTCGCGGGCAGCCTGGCCCAGTTCACGCTGGTGGCGGTCGGTATCAGCCAGCTCAGCCAGCTCAGGCGTACCGCGATCACGGGCAACATCGCCCAGATGGAGACCATGACCGGCGTGGTGATGCCCGCCAGCTCGGGCCGGGCCATCAACGTCGTGGCGACGCTCCAGTTCATCTCGGGGACCGGCTCGTCCAACGTGAACGGCTTCAGCGTCAACCCGGGCTACATGTTCGCCATGGATCTCGGGGACACTTCCTTCATGGCCACGGTGTAAGGAGGCGAGATGCCGGGCACGACCGCCACCCAGAAGCTGACCTATCCGACCTCGGGCGACATCCTCAAGGAGCAGGCCCAATACCTGGAGACCTTGGCCAAGCAGATCGACGCCCGCTCGGCGTCCAACGCGGCCGTCTTGGCCAAGCAGCTCAACCGGCCCATGGCGATCGTCGACAGCACCGTCCCGAACGTGCTCTCCACCGTGCAGGGCACTGCCGTCAAGTACGACTCGGTGGTGCTGGACACGGCCGGGCTGGTGGACCTCAGCGCTGACCAGCGGGTGATCAACCTGACGCCCGGCTACTGGCTGCTGGGCGGCTACGTCGATTTCGTCGGCTCGCCCGGCGGCTCCAACTGCACCACCGGGGCGATCACGCTGCGGCTGAACTGCGACAACGCCACCCCGAACATCTTCAGCCAGTTCGCCAAGGACTTCGCCGACACCCACACCTACGTCCAGTCCTCGGGTCTGGCGCAGGTGCTCAACCCGGCTCTGCCTGGTAAGCAGTACCTCACGGCGGACATCGCCTACGGGACCGGGTGCACCTTCCTGCTCACGGTCAACACCGCCCGGATGTGGGCGTTCAAGGTGCGTGAGCTGTGAGCAAGCTGACCAAGAACCGGGGCTACCCGTACCCACTGAAGGGCGGGCCACCGGCGGGCGCGCTGGACATCGAGCGGCTGGCGCGGGCCTTCGACCGGGACGCGGCGGCGCTGGAGGCGAGCTGGGCCACCGACCTCCAGCGGGCCTCGGCGACCTGGACGGCCACCAACGCGGGCTTCATCAACGGCTTCGACACGGAGATCCAGACCGGCGGCGCGTTCAGCGAGAAGGTCGGCGCCTTCGACGCCACGTGGAAGAAGATCCCCGCCTACTGGCTGTTCAGCGTCAACCTCGGCCTCACCGCGACCGGCACGATCAACGCCAACACCGGCCGGACGCTGAAGATCCAGATCATCGACCCCAGCCTGCGCGACGGCTTCCCGGTCGTGCGCGAGAGCTACCAGTCCCGGGATATCCAGGCTGACGGAACAGTGTGGCTGGCCACCGAGTTCGTCTCGCGGGTCGACCCCCAGACCACGGTCACGTATCTCGGCAACCACGCCAACACGAGCAGCACGCTCAGCGCGGTCTTGCGCGCCAGCGTCTCGCTGCTGGCCTTCGCGTAGAAAGGGCAGCTCATGGGCAGCGTCACCCCGGTCTACGCGATCCGGTTCCCGTTCATCGAGGAGACAATCACCGACGCCTCCACCAAGAACGCGGCCGACGACATCGCGGCCGTCCTGTCCACGAAGCTCGACGCCGACCGGGACATCTCGCTGAAGCGCCCGGCGGCCTCGGCGTTCCGCAACGGGAGCCAGGCCATCACGGCCAACACCGAGACCAACATCCAGTTCACCTCGGAGGACTTCGACACGGACGCGGCGATCAACCTGGGCGTGAACAACACCCGCATCACGGTGCCGACTGCGGACGGTGGCCGGTGGTGGGTCTTCGCCCATGTGGCGAGCATCCCGGGCACGACCTGGACGTCCGGGCAGATCGCCATCGCCAAGAACGGCACGGACGTGGTCCGGCGCAAGTACTGGGCGGGCTCCAGCCAGCAGCCCAGCCGAATGCAGGTCACCTGTCAGGTGCCGCTGGTGCCGACCGACTTCCTGACCCTCACCGTGCTCTTCCAGGGAACGCCGAGCCCGACCAGCATCGACGGTATCCGGCTCCAGGCGCAGCGGCTGACGACCTAGCCGTCCTTGGTGTGCCACTGCGGGGAGCTGGCGTGCGGCCCTCTCAGCTCGCCGCTGCTGGCCTCACGGGCCAGAGCCTCCGCGTCGGACACGTGCTGCGCGTACGCCTTCCTGCGGCGGCGCTGGGCCTGCACGATGAGGCGCAGTCGCCAGAGGCCGGTCACGCTGATCAGGCCGAGCGAGACGACACTGATCCAGATCCGTCCGGGCCAGTCATGCAGGAAGATCCCGGACAGGATGAGCACGGAGAACCAGACGAACAGCGCGGCGTCGGCCATCATCAGGCGACCCTCGGGCGAGCGCCTCCACCGACCGGCGGTCATCACCCAGTACACGACGCACACGGCCAGCCAGATCAGGCCCATGGCGAAGTACTCGATGATCAGGATGTCGCGGATGGGCACAGCTTCAGCTCCCGAAGGCGTCGCGGATGATCTGGGCGAAGCCATTCTCCCGGTTGAGTCGGGCCAGCTTCTCCACGGTCTCGTCGATCTCCTGGCGACGGGACTTGGCCTCGTCCAGGGACATGGCGGCCAACCTGGCGGCGTGCTCGGCCCGGCGAACGTCCTCGGGCGTGGCCCCTTGTGCCGGTGGCGTCAGGGTCGTCGGCATGTCGCGCTCCTCGTCCCGCTGCTGCTTGCGCTTCTTCCTGCCCCAGATCATCTCGATCCTTGCTGCCGGATCGCCTCAAGCAACGCCACGGTCGTCTTGGTCACCGTGGTCAGCTCGCGCACCTGCGCGGACGACTCGATGTTGGCCTCTCGATGCTGTTGTGCAGCAGTCTCCCACGCATCGCCTCGCTTGACCTCTGCTGTGATCCGGGCTTCCCAGACAGCGGTCAGCCTGTTGATCTCCCGCTCGTGCGCCGCGCGCTCGTCGGTGAGCTGGCGGCCGATGTAGTTGATGTAGGACCGGCCGACGGTCAGGAAGAGCACGACAGCCGCCGCCCCGAGGCTGATCTGTCCGGCTAAGGCTGTCAGGTCCACTCCACCACTCCCCGAAGTATGCACGTCACCGGCTGTTCCGTGGCAGGGCACAAGGTCACGCGGTGTCATCGTATCGGGCCAAACCGGCCTCCCCCGGCTTCCCCGCGTATCGTCACAGGGAGAGCCAGGAGAGGAGGGTCGCCGTGCCGGAAGAAGATCAGGATGAGCACGCCGAGCAGGTGGACCGGCCCGAAGACAGCCGCTACTACCAGGTGTTCGACGGTGAGGTACCCGAGGAGGAGCTGAAGGTCACGCCGCCGAGCACGATGCCCGCCGAGCTTTACGGCCTGAAGTCGCACCACCTCGTGGCCCGCGCCCAGGAGTCGCCGTGACCATCTGCCAGCCGTGGCGCCCGGCCAACAGCCTGAACCAGCTCAAGGCGCAGGCCAACACGCTCGCCCCGAACCGGGCCAAGGGCGCCGACGGAACGATCGGCGACGCCGCCCACCAGGCCGAAGCCTGCGCCAGCCAGCACAACTCGTGCTGCGTGAGGGTCGCGGGCATCTGGATCGTCCGCGCACTGGACCTCACCCACGACCCGGCGCACGGCTTCGACAGCTACGCCGTGGCCGAGCAGCTACGGCTCTCGCGTGACCCGCGCATCCGCTACATCATCAGCAACGGGCGCATCACCGGCCCCAACTACGGGTGGGTCTGGCACACCTACAACGGCACGGACCCGCACAAAAATCACGTGCACGTCTCCGTCTGGGACGACCAGGCGCGCTTCGACGACACCACGCGGGCCTGGCGGATCACGCCGCTCGCGCCAGCAGCACCTCAGGAGGTTGAGATGTACGCCGAGACGTTCTTCTCGTGCGCAGGGGTCACCAACAGCCCGAAGTTCTTCGGCACGCCCGGCGGCCTGTGCACCTGGATTCAGAGCCCGGCCGCAGAGGCGACGCTCGACGCGCTGGAGAACGGCCAGTGGATCGACCAGATCGCCCCGGCGCACACCGACGGCGCGGCCCCGCCGATCGACCGCTCGCTCATCCACATCCTCGGCGCGGTGCCCAAGGGCTTCGAGGACTGTGCGGCGTTCAAGCCGGTGGCCCTCGATCCGGCGCAGGTGAAGCAGGCCATCCAGGAGGCCCTGGACGCCGTCAACGCCGACCCGGGCAACGAGGTGAGCCTCTCGGCCGCCGGGCTCGCCAGCGTGGCGGAGGCCGTGGCGACGCGGATCGGCCAGAAGCTGGGTACGGTCACGCCATGAACTCTGTCACCAACAACCTGACCACCCAGGACATGTGGACCATCCTGGTCGGGTTCCTGATGCCGCTGCTGGTGGCCCTGGTCAACCAGACGCACTGGTCCAAGCCGCTGCGAGCGATCGTGTCGTTCGCCATCTGCATCGTGGTGGCCATCGCCGACGTGCTGATCCAGGGCAACTGGAACGGCCACAACCTCACCCGGACGCTGGTGCTCGTCGCCTTCGTGGCCTACACCAGCTACACCCTGTTCTGGAAGCCGTCCAGCATCGCCCCGGCAGTCGAGGCGGCCACCAGCTCGGGCGGGCGGACGGCGGCCGTCCGCACGCCGTAGACGCGCGAGAGCGCAGCACGTTCCGGCGAAGTCCGTCAGGCGATTACCCGGGACGCAGCGAAGGCCCGGACCAACGGCGGTCCGGGCCTTCGTCGTGCGCTGGGTCAGGCGTACTGCTCCACGATGTCGTCCCAGTTGCGGGACACGGCCCGCAGTAGCGTGCGGTCGCGGGCCTCGCGCCGTTCGACGGCCTGCCAGGCGTTCTGGTCGATGTGCCCGCGCACGGCGTTGACGATCAGGTCGTGCAGCACCGCCGGGTCCAGGGCGTCCAGCTCCCACGAGTCGTCGCCGTAGAGGGCCTGGTACGCCTCGAAGCGGGAGTCGGTGACCTTGGCGTAGTTGGGCGGCGGGCTGTACTGCTCCACCTGGTCCATGTTCAGCGCGATGCGGTGTACGTTGACCTCGCGGCCCCCGGCGAACATGGTCAGGCGCTCGCGGATGTCGCGGGTCATGTCGATGCCGCTCGGGTCGTGGTCGCCGAGGTGGTAGATGTGCACTTCCCGGCCGCGCTGGACCATCCGGCCGAAGCGCTGGCCGCTGTCGTACATCTCGGACTGCGAGACGTAGCCCCGGCAGGCGAAGTAGGGCACGTTGACCTCGCGGGCGGCCCGCTGCACGATGCCGGACAGCGCGTCCTTCTCCACCCAGACCTCGACCCACGTCGGCTGGTCGTTCCACCTGGGAAGCGAGTAGCCCCCGGCGGTCGCCTCAATCGCGTCCTCGGGCGTGGTGTCCATGCCGTCGGTCCCGTAGACGTTGCGCGTCCTGTCCACGATGTACGCCCAGTCGAGCATCCCGGCCAGCCGGGCCTGGTCCACGATGTCGCCGAGGCGCTTGTAGGACTGGAAGGTGTTCTCGATGATGGCGCGGGCCACGAACTGGTAGTAGAGCTGGCGCAGGGTCAGGTCGTAGCCCCGGCGGCGCCAGTCGGCGCAGATCTCCTCGGCCTTGGCCACGATCTCCAGGGTGGCGCCGCGCGGCGCCCAGTCGATGAACTGCCGCTTCACGCCTTGCCTCCGATCGAGCGCGGCCACACGTAGATCACGTTGGTGACCTGGGGCTGGATGTTGAGCGTGGAGCTGGCCGAGACCTCCACGGAACGGCCGAGGCCGTGGCCCTGGTCGCTGAGGCGGAAGTCCACCCAGTCCAGCGGGTCGTCGTCGTGGTCGCGGGTGAGCACGCAGGTGACCCGCAGCCGGTGGCCCTTGCCGAGGCCGATCGGCGTCTTGCCGTACCGGTCGATGATCATGTCGCTATTGACCGGGTCGGTGGCCAGCCGGGCTTCCTGCTCGCCCTTCTCGGCGTCCAGGGTGCGGCGGCGCATGTCGCCGAGCAGGCCCTGTGCCCACTTCGGGAGGTTGCCCTCGCGCGGGTCGGGCTTCATCGGATCTTGGTAGGTCATGACTCTCTCCTGAGGTGTCAGACGGTTCGCGGACGGAAGATCTCGATCAGGTAGTTCGCCGGGTCGTAGCGGATACGGCCCTTGCGGGTGCGACGCGGGGCGGACTCGAACAGGAAGCCGGTGGCCGCCAGGGTTCCGGTCTTGACGGCCTGAGCTTCGCTCTCCAGGTACCCCAGAGCGAAGCTGCGATGAGCGAGCGGTCCATCGACGTTCACGGACAGGACGCCCGCCACGTGCACGCTCATCAGGCTCTCAGTGTGGTAGACCTGCGCTTGGTCGATGCGCAGCTCGCCCAGATGGCCGCGCGACTCGAACAGGCGAATCATCAGCCCGCGCCCGTCACGAATGAGGAGTGGCTGGCTGCCGACCGCCTGCGGGAACGGCTGGCCCCACTGGATGCCGCCTCGCTGGATCGAGATGTCTGGGATCATCATCGAGTCTCTCCTAACAGCATGTTCTGCATCGATTCGAGCTGGCGCTCCCACCAGGTCCAGCCAGCCAGGTCGGCGGGCCAACCGTCGTCAACGCGCAGCATGGTCAGCTCCCGGTAGACCTCGCCCTTGTCGCGGGCCACGAGGATCAGCCGGGACAGGTCGGCCGCCTTGACCTGGATGGTGCTGGCCGAGCGCGGCGTGCAGGCGTTGAGCGCGCGGGCGTGCACGCCCACCAAGAACAGACGCAGGATGGACTTCCAGGTGGATGGCGTGCTGGGCATCTCAGACCTCCTCCTCGGCGACGGTGACGACAAGCTCGCGCTTGTCGGACAGCTCGACGCCGGTTCGCACGAGCGCTCCCGCTACGGCGAACGCGCCCCACATGTCGGCGGACTCGGCGCGCTGAATCCAGGTGTCCAGCACCACGCCGTCCTTGGTGACGGCCTGGATGGCGATCTTGTAGCGCACTCAGCACCTCGGCTCTGAGGCCCACGCGCACAGCGTGGCCAGGTTGACGGCCGCCAGGTCACGGCCTCGGACGGCCTTGCCGTTCTCGACCGAGTACTCCGAGAAGATCACGTGCAGCTCGACTGTTCCGGTCCGCCCGTACTCGGCGGGCCACATGCCCGCGTTGTCGAAGCTCAGCGGCGTTCCCTCGATACGCGCCGTGATGCCCTGCTCGTCAGGCTCGTGCCAGTCCTTGCGGAGGCCGTGCTCGGCGGCCCAGCACATCATCCGGGCTCGCGTCATGATCAGCTCCACAGCAGCTCCTCCTATCCGTAGAACGACTGGATGAAGGCGCCGTTGGCGGATGCCTCGGCGCGGTGCTCGTCCACGTCCTCGCTCCAGCGGGCCACGATCTCGTCCACGACGTGACGCATCCCCTCGCCGTCGCCGGTCACGGCCCGGTGCACGGCCCCGGCCACGAAGTCCCGGACCTCCTGCTCGGTCATTGCTGTCCTCCCCGGCTCAACTTGTATGGGCCAAGCATACAGGGCGGGTGACCGAGACGTCAACCCGCCCTGCATGCCCAGGTCAGCCGGGGAAAGGTGCGTCACCCTCGACGTACGCCTGAACCGCCTGCCGCGCGGCGCGCTTGCCCCCGTCGCTGATCACCAGCGAGATCGACTTCAGCCCGCCGCCCTCCTCCCACACCACGCCGGGAACGACCGGGTTGCCCTCCATCGAGAACGTGGCCCGTGGGCGCCCCTCGCTGTCCATCGCCAGATCCTGCATCCAGCTATCCAGGAAGCCGTCGGGCAGTGAGCGCACCACGGTCTTTTGCACGGCGCTCGTGCGCTGCTCCAGGAAGTCCAGGAGCGCCTCGGAGTCGGACACCTTCCAGCCCTGGGAGTTGTGGTTGGTCGAGAGGCGGTCCTCGCCCCAGCGCCACGTGATGGCCGTCTCGTGGTCGATCCAGTCCTTCTCGGCCTCGTCCTTCAGGCTCGCCTCCAGCGCGGCGGCGGCGGCCTTGTGCAGGGCCACCAGCCGAGCCCGCTCAGCCCTCGATCGCATGTTGCTCCCTCCTGTCCACCACTACACCGTCGATGGTCGTGGTCTTGCGCGGCGCAGCCGGGCGCCCTGTCGCGCTCGGCTCCTCGAACGTCACTTCGATGGGCGTCGGCCGATAGCCCCTGTTCTGAAGCTCTACGGCGATCATGGCGGCCGTCGTCTCGGGCGGGAACGTCATCCGCATCCCCGAGGGCGTCACGACGTGGAAGCGCCAGTCCGTGGGCGGCATCCGCAGCCCTGCCAGGCTGGTGCGCTCCCAGTCCTCGCCGACGTCGATGACGAGGATCGGCGCGTTGAGCCCATACGGGGCGTCGGGGTGCAGGTCAGCCGGTCGCATCAGCCGCCGCCCCCATCGGCGGCACGGTTCTCGGCGTCCTTCATGCGGGCGTAGTCCTCGGCGGCCCGTCGCTCCTCCTCGGCCTCGCGCGGGCTACCGCCATGCGCGTAGTCCTTCACGTCGTCGGTGCCGGACGGCTCGGCGAGCTGGTTCAGTTCGCGGCGCAATTTCTGGCCGCGCTCGTGGGCCACCTTGTGCAGCTCCTGGCCCTGGGCTTCGGACAGCACGCCGCCTTCGAGCAGGGCGGCTGCGTCGCGGGTGGCGGTCTCCAGGCCCGTGCTGGTCTCGGCCTCCAGGATCGTCTTCATGGTCTGGTCGAAGGCGTCACGGCGGCGCTTGATCAGGAAGTTGGCGCGCTGCTCAAGACCGGCCTGCATCGAGTGGAAGCCCAGCTCTTCGATCAGCGCCTTAAACTCGCGGCCCTCGGCGAACGTCTCGATCGCGGCGACGCGGGCGGTCAGCTCGCGGGTCATCAGCTCGTACCAGGTGAGCGAGCTGCTGCCCTCCTGGCCAGGCACCGCGCGGTCGGCGGCCGAGTGCTCGCGGATCAGTGCCCACGCCGTGTTGAACTCGGCGGGTTCGATGGCGTTGATCAGCGTCTGCTCGGCGATGTGGGCCACGGTCGGCGTCATGCTCTGCCCACCGTCGCGGGTGTGGTAGCTGGCGTCGGGGTCCGGCTCGGACGTCGGCAGAGCGAACACCTGAAGCAGGGCGATCCGGAACGCGACGGACATGGCCTTGGCCGAACCCTTGTCGGACTGGTCCAGGCTCTCGCCCGGCACGACGGCCGTGACGCTGCTGCCGTCCTCGGCGTAGAAGGTGTAGGCCACCTCCACAGTGACCTCGCGGGTCGGGCGAGGGGTGCGGCCGGTGGTCATGGCGTCCCGGTAGGCCACCGAGCGCATCTCGGGGACCACGATCACGCCGTGCTTGCGCAGCGCCGGGCTGATGGCGTTCACCACGGCGTCAATGCCCCGGAAGTTCCAGCCCTGCTCCTCGTTGCGACTGTTCTTGCCCACGGCGGGTAGCTCGGCCATCACGGCGGCCAACTTGGCGTAGATCATCGGGCGACCCTCGCTGGGCTCATCCGGGGCGTCGAGATTCGACATGTCTCCTCCTGAGTAGCTGTATGGTTCCGTCATACATGCTACCACGGACCGCCCGAGATCAGGGCGCCATCAGCGAGGCCAGGTAGACGCAGATGCCGGTGGCGGCCAGCAGGAAAGCCCAGAAGCCGAGGCCGACCACAGCGAGGTAGACGGCCCCGGCCACGCACACCAGCGACAGGCACTTCAGCCCGGCGCTGCGCAGGCTCACGCGGCGACGCTCACGCGCTCGGAGGCCGCGTGACGCTCAGCCGCCTGCCGGGCCAGCTCGCGGGCGCGCGCCAGCTCGGCTTCCACCTCGGGCGGGCGGCCCACCGAGCCGACACGCGGCTTCGGGCCGGGCAGCGCGTGGCGGGCCTCGGCCCGCTGCCGGTGCTCCTTCAGTGCGCTGGCGCGGGTGCGGATGTCCACGGGCAGGATCGGCCGCAGGTCGCCCTTGCCGTCGCGGGCGTTGTAGCTGCGGTAGTGGTCGTTGACGGCCTGCTCAGCATCGCGGTACTCGATCCCGTGCAGGATCGGGAGCCAGGCGGGCGCGGCGTTGGCGGGGAACGGCTTCCGGTCGATGGACTGGATCAACTCCAGTAGCGCGGTCACCTCGTTCAGCTTCATGATCCAGTCACCTCCTCGTGGGTCGTTGAACGTGCAACGTCACCATCAATGTACGGCACAGCCGCATTTGTTTCCACGGACAACTGGCCAGCGGCGCGGGCCTCGACTTCGGCCGTGGCCTGGTTCCACGCCTGCATCGGCGCCATCCCGGCGTCGATGAGCTGCTGCGAAAGCTCGACGATCATGTCCTTCTTCGTGGCCTTGATCCGAGCGTTGGCCTCGTCGCGCTCCCGGAACGTCTGCGGCGGCCCGGAGACCGGCCGGGTGGCGTCGAAGCGTTCAAACGCGCGGCGCATCCAGTTGCGCCAGGTCGCATCCCAGTCCTTGAACGCCTTGCCGTTGGCTCGCCAGTGATCGGTGAATTTCTCGTGCTCGCGCCGGACGAAGGCCCGGGACGGCTCGCTCCACCGGCCGCCGGGCACGAGTCCGAGCACCCAGCGCATCAGCTCATCGCTTGGCGTCCAGTCGTCGGGGAGCCGAGTGCCCCGAGGCGAAGCCGAGGGCTTCTTGGTGTCTTGGTTCTGGGTAGGTGGTTCTGGGTTCTGGCTCACCGGTGGACCCCCTCCCTGTTCACCGGTGGACTCCCCCCGGGGTTCGCCCGTGAACCCCCCCTGTTCTTGTGGCCCTACGATCGAGCCGAAGATCACCCGGTACACGCTGGGGAGCTGGGTCTTCCCGTCGTCGGCCCAGCGCTGCTGGCGCTCGACCGCACCGAGGCGCAGGAGGTTGCCAATGCCGCGCTTGACGCTGGAGACGGAGACGCCCGCCTGCTCGGCGATCGTAGAGAGCGCGGGGCGGCACTCCTCGTAGACACCGGCGAGGGTGTCGAAGCGACCGAAGCTGGCGAGCGTGGCATAGACAAGAAGATCATTCGCGTCCGGCTTTCGCTCCAGGAGCCAGCCGGGGATCATGACGTAACCGCTCAAGGCGTGTGGCCCTCCAGAGGCGAGGGCAGCCCGCACCTGTTACGGTGGGAGCTACCGGATACGACGGATCGCGCGAGACCTCACCTGTGGCGGGTGGGGTCTCGATCCATTTGCGGCCAGCCTACGCGGCCTGGCGGCGCGGCCCCCGGGTGACCTCGCGGGCGCCCTTGCCGGGCGGCCAGTTGCCGGTGGCCTCCAGGTACGGGATGACCTGGGTGCAGGCCCGCCAGAGCGGCTTCTCGGGCCACCGCTCCCCGATGCCCGGCGCCACGTCCGGAAACTTGACCCGACCCTCGCCGCGCGCCGAGCGCTGGCGCTGCTGGCCCGGCGTGCCCGGCGCGAGCCCGGCCAGGTCGGCGATGTCCTTCAGGTCGATGAGCGGGTCCTGGTCGTGCGGCCCGGCCTCGATGTTCAGCCGCTCCTTGATCACGGCCCACATGGCACGCAGGTCGGCCCGTGGGATGTCGTCAAGCTTGCGGGTGGCGTCGATGCGGGTGTCTTCGATGGTGTTCTCGCTGGTCGCGGCCATGCTCCCCTCCTGGTAGTTTGCGGCCTAGCATGTCTGGGTGTATCGTACAGTGGTGATCGTGGCCAGGGCAACCGCCCCGGCCAGTCCGCACACATCGGAAGGAGGACGGCCGTTCTTGGATCTTGAGGCGTGGCGTGCAGCCGTCAAGGCCCGGTCGTGGGGCAAATGCGAAGGGTGCGGTCGTTTCGGCCTACCTCTCGACGCTCATCACCGCCAGGCTCGCGGCGCTGGAGGCACCTCGGGCGAACGCGCCGAGACCCTTAACAGCGTCCAGAACGGACTGGCGCTATGCCGAGGATGTCATGACGAGACCGAGCATCACGAGACCTGGGACCTGACAGAGCAACTCGGCTGGAGGATTCCCGGTTGGGTGAGTGACCCACTCGTCGTGCCCTGCCTGATCCACACGGTCAACGGTTACGCATGGTGGATATTGACGAGCGACAGTGGCTATCAGTGGATCGACTGGGAAGCCTCTCACCGTCTCAGCTACGCGCCCGAGTCAACCGGTCCAAGCTGAAGATCAACCCCGAGCTGGTCTCACTGGTCCCGCACCGGGGCCGCGTCGGCGACCTCAACCCGCTGGTCGAGTACCTGAAGGGTACCGACGGTGAGCTGCTGGTTCCGGCCGTGGTCCGCGACCATGCCAGCGGCAAGTATGTCGTCATCGGCGGCGAGCGGCGCTGGCGGGCGATGACCCGGATCATGGACCAGCCGACCTTCGTCGTGGTCTGCGAGGTCTGGGCCGACTACCTGGCCTGGCTCATCATGGACAAGACGCGGGAGAACCCGAGTCACCCGGCCAAGGAGATCGCCGTCACCGACGTGGTCTTCCTGACCGAGACGCTGAAGCGCTACCTCAGTGTCAGCCGGGACGACCACCTGGACGACGTCCTGGGCGAGTACTTCGCCATCCCCGCCTCACGCATCGGCGAGGCGCGCTCGATCAAGCGCGTCATGGATCGCAACAACCCGCCCGAGATTGCCAAGCTCGTCCTGGACGAGTGGAACGCCGTGGCGCGCGGCGACGCCAGCCCCAGCGCCAGCTTCCAGCGCATCCGCAAGGCCCAGATCAAGCTGGAGACGCCCGGCCCGAACGTCGCCGAGCAGCGCAAGAAGCTCCAGCGGGCGGCCGAGGTGTGCGCGGGCCTGGTGGACGCCCTGGGCAACTTCGGAGAGGCGTCCGGGGAGCTGACCACCAAGGAGACCGGCGACGCGATCGAGGCGCTCGGCAAGGGCCGCACAGCGCTGGAGCGGGTCATCCGTAGCCTGCGGGAGGTCCGGTCATGAGCCCGACGCACGTGATGGCCATCCCGAAGCCCCCGCCAGGCCGCAAGGGCGTGATGGCCCCGGCCACCCTGGCCGCTGTCCGGCGTGGGATCAAGAAGTCGATCGAGATGGTCACGCCCGACTCCTGCTCGATCGACCCCCGGGTCCAGCGCGATCGTGACCCGAGGCGCATCAAGAAGCTGGCCGAGGAGTGGGACGACCTGGCCTTCCAGCCTGCCACCGTGTCGCGGCGGTCGGACGGCTCGGTCATCGTCCTGGACGGCCAGACCCGTTTCGGCGCGCTCCAGTTGCTCGGGCGCGGCGGTGACGGCGTCGAGACGATCGTCTACCGGGGCCTGGAGATCGAGGAGGAGGCGCGGATCTTCCGCATCCTCAACAACACCAAGAAGCTGACCCGCCTCGACCTGTTCCACGTCGCGTGCATCGAGAAGGACCCCAAGGCGCTCGCCATCAACGAGATGATCGAGAGCCACGGCTACAAGGTGATGTCCGGCGTGAAGAACGGGCTCACCGCAATCCAGGCGGTCATCGAGGCGTACGACAGAGACCCGGTCTCGACCGAGCGGACGTTGGTCCTGGCCAGCCAGTCCTGGGGCAACGTGAGCAAGGGCGTGAACAACTTCCTGATCCGGGGCCTGTCTGTCTTCCTGTTCCGCTACGGCGACGCGGTCAACATGACCCAGATGATCGAGCGCCTGCGCCGGGGCGAGCAGACCGACCCGGACAGCATGGTCGGCCGGTCACGGACCCTGGCCTCGGTCGGCTCGATCACCATCCCGGATGCCGTTGCCACCACGGTCACGAACATCTACAACTTCGGACGTACCACCAAGAAGCTCCCCAACTGGGACGCTTCAGCGTAGAACGGCGACGGCCGGTGGTGATCTTGGACTACCGGCCGTACCGTGCCGACAGGAGGTAGTCGCAAACATGACAGCCCAGCGCTTCGCAGCAGTCCTGGCCGCCCTGCCCTTCGTCTTCGCCGCCGGGCTCTGGATGTACGCATTCAGCCTGGCCGGACCTATCGGCCGCAACCGGCTCGGCCTCGGCATACCGGCCCTGTTCCACCACGGCCGTCACGTCATCGAGCACGGCTCGGAAGAGGAGCGCGTCCGCGACTTCGCCGACCAGGTGGCCGAGGCCCGTACGATGCGGCTGGAAACCGTCATCGAAGAGCGCCAGGCGGACGAGCTGGTCGGCTTCACCCAGGAGATCCGGCGCGTGCAGCCCCTGCCCGAGGACGAGGTCCCGGCCGACGCCAAGGCGGCCTTCCAGGCGGCCGTGGACGCCGCCGTGGAGGACTTCCGCACGACCCTGGACGCGATGATCGAGCAGTACCTGAGCGCGCCGCTGGAGCTGACCGCCGCGTAGACCTTGCCCCGCCCCTCCCCCGAGCTGGCCGGACCTACTTCCCCCCGGAGGTCCGGCCAGCTTCCTGTCTGGAGACTTGCACGCTGAGGCGGCTGCGTGTAGGGTTGAGCCAGACAAGTTAAGCCGCACCGCTCAGGAGGAGCTATGGCCAGCACCGACCCCAGCAGCCCCGACTACGACGCCACGATCAACGACTGGGCCAGCCAGTACGACGTCAAGGAAGGCC